CACCTGTTGCACCACTTACGGCTTTAACTTTAAGCATTGCCTGTTCAAAATTGGCAAAAGTTTTAATTGCAACTGCACCTAAACCGACAATTGGCATTGTTAAATTTGTTGTCATGGAACTCCCCACTTGTTTCATGGATTTCCCAAATCTCTTAACTTTCCTTTGTGCTTTTTTCATGGCCTTATTAAAGCCACCCATGTTTGCACCAAAATTAAATGTTAAGTAACCAACCGCTTTATTTGCCATCTTCTTCCAATTTTTTAATGTATTCTGCCCTTGCTTTTAATTCCTCAAAATCTACTTCCTTGCCCGTTTTATCCCATTCAAATTTAATTAAATCTGTTGGGGATAATGATTTTCCTTTTCCTGTGTGCGGCATTAACAAATATGCCGTTTGCCATCTGCACCTTTCCCATTCTTGCCTTTGCCTTAAGTTTTCCAAATCATTAAATCCATCCATCTTAAGCCAAAAATGTTTGGGCAACATATCATAAAAAACATCAACATCCATGTCCATATGCCCAAATGCAATTCTTTCTAAATCTCGCCAACTTAACTCTTTGCCTTGTTGGCCTTGCCCTTTCCCTGCTTTTTAGTATTTCCACCCATCTGCTCTGCCAAAACACTCATGCATTTTTCAATTGCATCAAAATCCTCATCAACTAAATCTGATAATGTTTCAATGTCTAATTCACAATTTTGTTTTGCTGCTCTGTAACCATCTTCCAAACCACAAAGAATTAAAGTCAATGCATCATTCAATTTCATATCTTGGCCCAACTTATCCAAATCAGCCAATGATGTGTTTGTTTTTATTCCATACTTTCTTAAAGCATTGAAACCAAATTTAATTGGATATTTTTTTTCTGCTATTTCTACAATTGTATATTTCATTTTCTTGTTTGTTTTAAATTGGTTTGTGGAGGATGAAACATACAAACAAGATCATCCCCCACTCGCCAAAAATTATTTACGATACAGTTTGCGTTAATGCGCCTGTCCCCTCTAAAGATAAAGAGTATGTTGCAGTATCTTCTGTCCCTGCCGATAAACTCCCAGAAGTAACCCATGCCGTTCCACTATAAACAACATCCCCTGTTCCTGTTGAAGTTGTTCCAAATTTTACTGTTAATGTTGCTCTTGTTAAAATGTAAGAATTAATTACATCCTCAAAACCATTTGCTAAAACTACACCTGCCGCATCTGTCCATGCATATGCACCATCTACATCAATACTCCAATCTCTTAAACCCTCCAAAGATTCTTTCCAACCCGCCGATTCTTTGTTTGTGATTTCTCTTGTTGAGTGATTAATGTTTATTGATCCGTTTTGTGCGTATGCCACTAACAAACCACTTCCATCATAGACTTTTACATCTGTTCCATTTAATATTGCCATTTTATTTTTCTTTTATTATTATTAATTATTTTCCTTTTTTACTTTCTTTTCTTTTTTCTTCTTAACTTCTTTTGGTTTTGCAATGCATTCCAATTCAATTAATTGTTCCAATTCGCTTTCTCTTGTGATAATCACAAATGTTCCTCTTTTGATTGTTTTGCCATGTCTTTTTGATGGCCAATCTTTTATTAATTCATATCTCATATTTCAGTATTTATCCAACCATTTTCTTGGTTGTTAATTATTAATTTTAAATCTTCACCATTATATTTATTATACTTTAATAAATCAATTGGTGTATCACCCAAAAATTTTACAATAAAAAATGTTCCATCATTGTTAATTCTTAAACTTTCCCTTTCTTCAATAACTTGTGAAAAATTAATTAAATCAATGTTTGCAATTGGAACAATAACATATGTGTATTTTATTTTATCCATTATGGGACTTGTTTTACTATATCAATTGAACTCATGTTTTTCATTGTTCCATTATTTGTATTTGTTGAATCATCTGTAATTGTTGGATAAACATCACCATCCCCATTTCTCCAATATCCCTGCAAATCTGCTTTGCTTACATACCCACCATTATTAACTAATAAATCTGTTGGGAGGCCATTATTATAAATTCCATCAACCTCTGCACTTGTAATTGCCGAATCAAAAATTGCAACCTCATCAATATTTCCATAATAATAATAATTTGCGGTTGATTCCCCACTAACTCCAGAAGTATTGGATTGCGGATCTGCACCAATAATAACATCAACATTTGCATATTGTGGACTTGTGGAATATTCAATATTTGCACCTGCACCACTACTTGCGCTTACAACATTATCACCGCCATCATAATAAAGTTTTGCATTGTTACCATCAAAAGTTGCAATGATATTTTTCCAACCAACAAAATTTCTAACAGTTGCAGAATCAATTGTTGCTGTAATATATCCTTGGCTTCCTGATCCTGTATCATTTACCCTTACAATAAAATTTAGTGTTGTTGTTGGATTTGCTTCTGTACCTGCAAAACTCAAATATATTCCCCAACCACCAACCGCAACATTTCCAACAATGAATTCATCATGACCCAATCCACCTCCCGGATTTTGCCAATCCCATGCATTTGGCTTTACCCATGCCGAAATTGTAATTTCATCAGATGGCTTAATTGTTGAAGAATTTCCACAATTTAAAAAATCATCAACACCATCAAAATCTAAACTGAAAGTATTTAAAAATGGTTGTTCAACATTTGTGTTTACAATTCTAATATCAAAATCTAATGCTTTACGATAAATTCCCCCATCTCCACTATCATCATCAAATAAATCATTATACCCATTATATTTAATGGATTGAATTACAACTCCCCCATATGTGCCGCTTATTCTATCCAATGCCGTTCTCATTTTTCTGGCCAAATCTGATGCTTCTGCATATGTTTTTGAATAACATGAAACCATTACACCATCAATATCTAAACTTGAAACCCCATCTTTGTCATCATTAGGTATTTCACCATTTACATCATAAATGATAAAAGGAAATTGCGTTTTATTTTTTGCAACATTTGGGAATATTCTTGTACCAACTAATGCTGAAACATCAGCATCACCACTCAAAATATTATATATTGCTAATCCACTTTTCATTTTAATATCCTAATGTTCCGTATTTTTTTAATCTTCTTTCATGTATTTTTAAAGCTCTGTCAAAAATCTTTTCCGCACTTACCATTCCTTTTGCTAAAACTTGTTTGTGTGCTGAACTCCATGCATCTGCCATCCATGGTTGATCCTTTCCTAATCCTTTTCCTCCAAACTTAACGCTTCCACCATATTCAACCCATGCACCATAATATCCACTTTTTTCTTTACTCTTAAACGCCCCTTTTACTTTTGGCCCTACATAACCCCCATTGTATTTTCTACTTGCTTTAGTTGTAAAAAATCCAACACTTTTTGCTAATTGTCCTGTTCCTCCTAATCCCTGTGCATTGTTTTTTGCTGCATTAATTAATGGTTTTGAATTTTCACGCCAAAATTTTACCCAAACTTTATTTTTATCAACTTGCTTTGGTAGTTGCTGAAACATTAAATCAATATCTCTCAAATTGTTTTTATCAACTTCAACTTTTACTCCTGCCGCCATTAATCTTTTTCTTCAGTTAATAATTCCAAAAACATCTCACGCCCATCAATCTCATTTATTGCTTGTATGTAATAATATTTTGATTTGTATAAAACCCTATAAGTTTCATCCACATCATTTCCTAAATTTCTAACTGTAAAAACTACCTTTGTTGTTGCCGTTAATTTATCAGATTCCTCCCTTTCCATTCCACCTTTCCAATCTAAATGCGCCCAAACTGTAAGATAAGAAACCCATGTAATTGTTTCCTCACCATATGAATTAGCAACCAATGATGGCCTTTCCAACGCAATTCTTCTATCTAATTGGCCGATTTCCATTATCTTATTACTTGTATTTTATATTGATCTAATAAGTATTTTGCAGCCATTGGAATTTCTGTTGCTATTCTACCCACAACAACTGTTTCCCTGTTTGCATACCAATGCCCAACAGTTAGCAATACCGCCTGTTTTATTGCCATATCAACTTCCGCAGCCGTATCAACCCCAACAAAATAAGTAACTCCAACAGCATTTATTCTACTTGACAAATTTGGAAATGATTTGTTTGGAGCTGGGCAAACTCTTGCAGGCATTGAAATATTATCCAAAAAATATTCTGTTGTTGCCAATGTTTGCACTGTATCATTTTTATCATAATAACGAATTGAGAATGAATCCGTTTGCACCGGGCTTTTTAGTAATTCAGAAACCCCACTCCATGAATCTGAATATTGTTCAATTTTAGTTTTTAAAAAAAACCTATTTGTGTATTCTTCACAACTATTTGTTGCCGCCCTACCTAAATTTTTTATAAATGTATCATCAACATCAACATCAACTTTTAAATGTTCTTTTAATTCACTTAATGTAAGCAAATCAACTGTTGCTGGTATTGTTACTGTGTATGATCTCATTTTTTACTTTTTAAAAAAAGGGATGGCCGTTTAAAACCACCCCTTTCAATCAATTATTAATTAATTATGCCTCAATTAAGTTAGCAAATGCTGCACCATTTTGAACTGCATCACCATCCATTAAAGATGTAACAATCATTCTTGGCTCACCTGTTGCACCTCCTGTGTAAGGATCAAATAAGATGTCTAATCCACCAAACTGAGCAATGTGTACCTTAGTGAAATCACCACATAAAGCATGTGCTTTACCAGAAACACCACTTGTTGCTAAATTACCTGTTGCAAATGCACCATATCCGTTTAATTCTCTATTTGCGTTATCCCAAATTGGAGAAACTGAAGATACTTGTGCTAAACCTTTAACAATTTTGTAAGCATCACCATCTAAAAGATATTTCACGCCATCACCCAACATAACTCCTGCATCTAATAATGCAGTTTCCAAATCAACAAAATCACCTGCTGTAACTCCTGTTGAAATTGCTGCTGCATCAGCAAAAATTGATGCTGGTGCATTTGTTACATCTGCTGTGTCTAACAAAGCATTTTCAAAAGTTGCTGCAATTGATGCTGCCATATTTCTTTGCAATGCTGCCTCTAATGATGCGTTTTGAACTAATGCCTCATTTGACACATTTACAACAGAAATAAGTTTCTTTGGGCTTAAAGTAATTGATGAAGCCGTTCCATTTGCTGCACCTGCTGATCCTCCTGCTTCTGGTACAAAGTAAGAATTTACTGCTGAAATTACAGGAAATTTCATGTTATCAACTCCAGAATAGAAGTTTGCTCCTGCTTGTGCAAGTACTAATTGCTTTTCTAATTGATCAGTGAAACTCATTGTAGAAGTTGCATTTACTGCACCTGTTCCAACTGCTGCTCTTGTTAAAATCATTGATGGAATTGCAATCCCTTTGAAATTTTGGCCTGTATATCTTGCCTCATTTCTTGCCTCTTGATCCATTTCCTTAACAATTCCACTAAGGTTTCCAGTGTACGCTTGGCGCATTGCCTCTTGGAAACTAAATGTTTCAACATCTTTGTTTTTCTTTGGCTCAACAATAACTCCTGTTACCTTTGCCGCATCTCTTAAAGATTTCTCCATTTTTTCTGATCTTTCAATTTTCACATCTAACTCATCAACTTCAGTTAAAAATCCATCAACTTGGTTGTTTTCATCTTGCGTTAAATCTCTTTCCTCAGTAGTTGCAACATCTTTGATGCTTTCTAATGATGAAATAATATCTGAACGCATTTCTTTTAATTCTTTAGAATTTTTCATTTTGCTTTCTTTTTTTTATTATTAACTATTTTCTTTTTTTCAACTCAATTTGTAAAGCCAATAATGAACGCTTTACTAAATCGTTTTCCTCTTGTTCCCTAACTTGTTTTTCTTTATATATTGATAAACTCCTTTGCGCAATAACCAAATCATTTGCATCTGGATAAGCCGGATAAGTAACAGGCGAAACATCAAATAACCTCGCAACCTTTGTTATTGTACGCACATCTTCACCATCAATTGTTTCCCAACTGTCATCAGAAACAGTAAATGCAAATGAACTTTGTGTAATATCACCCCTCTCCATTGAAACAGCCAAATCCTTTCCATAAGATGTTTCAGGGATTGTAAATTCGTACCTTAAACCCATTTCATCTGTGCTTAATTGCAATGTTCCGCTTGTTGTTCTTGCTAAAATTAGATTTCCATCATGGTTTATTAAAGCCCTAACATCATCACCCAAAACATCATCAAATGCTCCTGGTGCAATAATCTCTTTAAACCCACCCAAATTTTCGCTTAATCTATTATAAACAGATGCATGGCCAACAACTTTTAAGCCGTTTTCTACCTCATCCATTCTCGTTTCCATTTTAAACAATCTTTTTTCCATAACTATATCATTAAATTTTTTATCCCAACAATTATTCTTCATCACTTCCAATTTTATCAATGGTTGTCATGTTTAATTGCATGAAATGTTTATCACCGTTTTCAATCTTGTTTAAATTTTCTTTACTCCTAACCTCATTGATGTTCATTGCACCAATGTTTATCATTGTTCTGTAAAATTCTGATCTGTCTTTTATATTTCCTCTAAGTAATGCATTTACATTAAACTGAACAAAAACCTTTCCTAATTCGTTTGTTCTAAATAATTTTAAATTCATTTCCTGTTCAATTCTTGTAAGGTATGGCATTAATGTGTAAGTAACAAATTCCTGTGATTGCATTTCAATATTGTTGAAACTTGATTTACTCAAATCCTTTAACATGTGCGGCGGAATATTGAAGATTCTTGCAACCTCCTCAACACTGAATGTTCTACTTGCTAAAAATTGAGCTTGTTCTGCACTTATTGAAACAGGTTTAAAAGTTAAACCCTCCTCTAAAACAACAGTTGAATTTGATCCACTTAGTTGAGCATAAACATTATTGAATGAATTTTTTAATCTTCCAATTGCCGTTTCACTCAATGCCCTATCAGTTTGCAATACTCCACTTAATTTTGCACCATTTTTAAAAAATGTATTTCCAAATTCCTCAACTGCCATTCCCCAACCAATTGAATTTTTACATTGCATGATTGGGCTTAAACCCCTAACTCCATCAGTTGTTATTCCTTTAAAATGCAAAATATCTGATGCATCTTTTGTTCCAAATTTTGTTTCATAAAATAATGCACCACTTTCAACCTGTACAACATCAACCTCATCAAAATTTAATGGGATTAATTGTGTTGGTGCTGTTCTTTGGTTTCTTTCAATATAGAAAAATGATTCACCTTTTGCAGTAAGTCCCATCATTAATAATTCTAAAAATGTAATTTTATTTTGGAAATTGTTTGGCTTGTATTTTAAAAGATTGTAAATTGGATTTGCAGTTGCAACAACTTTATTCCCATTTTTATCAATCTCATAAACATTAATTGGAAGTGATGAAACTGATTCGCTTAATAAACGAATTGCAGCCCAAACCGCTGTAAATGTTAATGCCTTATCCTCATTAACTGCAACCGCACTCCCCATTGCTGGTGCTGTGCCAAATGTTCTTTGCTCATGCCTTTCATCCTTTTTGGATGGTGCAATTATGTTTTTTATTGTATCTATTAAGCCCAAATGATGTAATAATTTGTGCAATTATACGCTTTTAAAAACTAACTTTTGTGCAACTTAGTTGCATTTTTTATTCTTTTATCTCTGCAATTTCTGAATGAATTGTAATCCGAATATTTGCGTTTGTTGAAATTGTTTTCATATTCATTTTCCACCATTTCATATGCATCTTTATATGTTTTTGTTTGTGCTGCACAATCCCAAAATCTTTCATCAAATCCCTCTGGTGTTAGTAATGCCAATATTTTACAATCCATTTTTTGTTTTTAAATTATTAATAAATCCCTCTGATCATATATACTTCCTAAATCTTCA